TTGCAGAGTGCAATTCACGATATTCTAGTTGATAGTGGATAAGAGGAATTTGGGGAACCGCCCGGACCAACACTTGACTTGTACTGAACTTGTGGAAACACAAGGGAAGTTCGCTTTTCTTAATACGAAAGCACAAATCAATCGCCCCCGGGAGGACAACCAAATTCGCAATTGAAACTATCAATCATGCAGGTTCAGGACATCTTGAACGCTGCGACGGCCGCTTCTGCGGTGAATCTTGGGACGGCAGATGCCTCCAAGAATTTTCGTGACGCGTTTAATGGCAGCATTATTGTCGACATAAATCTCAAAGCCGATGAGATTTCTTATTTGGCAAAACATACCAGTTTTCCGTTGGTGTTTCGAGGTTCAACAACCACGACCACGGATCATGCTTTGTTGGCAGCAATGCGGGCAGTGTGCAGGATCGGCTACGAAAAGAGTTTCAAAATTTCTACTCGACCAGAAAAGGTTCTGGTGATCGGGTCCAGTGCTAGGGAAATGAAATTGTATCAGGCTAATCCCAACATCCATCATTATATTTATGGCAAAGAAGGCAAAGATGTTGATAGGATAGTCATTCCGGTGCTGCAGAGCATAATGGCGGAACTGAAGAGAAAAGTGTCTAAGACCAATTCTTCAGTGTTCTTAGAGAAGAACCCTGACCCGACTTTGATGAGACCCCCAGTGAAGAGATATTTCCAGTTGGAGCAAATGTTGCATGACTACACGGTCTTGCATGAAAAACCAAAGGTGTATCACACGAAGCCAGTCGCGGCTAACACCTTGGTTTTTGAGGACAGCATTTACAACTTTGACGAAGACTCATTGACCAAGTTGTTTCTGGATACAGAAGCCTCCATTGCCTATGGTTACGCTTTATTGCCCATGGAGTTGTTGTTTCCAGACATGGCCACTAATCCGATTTATCGGTTCTGGTTGAGTTTCGACAACATCAATCTGATGAAACAGACCGCTTATTTGACTTTTAGAAATGGCTATGCGAATGGTTATAGTCATGATTATGCTTGCTGGAGCACTCTTTTGAAGAAACCAGTTTTGAAAGGTCATGGTGTTGCATTGGCTGTGGAAATAATGGCCAGGGTTGGTTGTATGGCGATTTTCAAAATATACAGATGTGTGCACCCAGAGACAGTCGTCAGAACCATTGAATTGAGTGAGCATGAGTGTTTTGTGAGAGTCTTGGATCTGTGGGCTTCAGTGGATCACCACAGTTGCAAAGTCAGAGACTTGAAGTATTTCTCTGTGAAAGAATCTGAGTGGTACATTACCTACAATTATCTCATGGGAATGAGCGCAGCATCAATGAGTTTTGCGAACACAATCACTTTCATCAGGAGGTGCATGGGAGGTGCGTCCCTTGTTTCAAAAGAGTTGCTGGCCAGATGGGAATTGACAAATGCAGATGTGTACAGATTGGCAATAGCGGCAACTTTGCAAGCTTTTGTGATGGCAGAGAAAACAGAGAAAATGTTCGAATTCAATAATCCTACCAGCATCGTCGAGCGCATCAAAAGAGTTTTTGGTGTTGTGCTCAGAGATGCACTTTACCCTGTTTTCCTTCTGTACGAGTTGATAGTGCAGGAAAATCTCACTGATAAGATTGTGACATATCCAGTTGTGTACAAATTTCAGCGAGCGCATGTCAATTTCAAGGTTGAGTCTCCCACGAACATATTGCCCATCGATTTAAGTCCTGCTTTCAACAATGAGGAAGAGATTCCTAATTGTCCTATTTGCAGGGAGCTACAAGGCAAATTGGGAGAGCAGATTGTTGATTGTCGCCATGTGGATGCTACAGAGCATGTTTTCAAACTGACCACAGAAGAGTTGGAGGTTCTCAGAACAAAGCTTTCTGATGATGATGAAGATCCACCCGGTTTGAGAGACGTGAAAGACAGGTGCAAGAGAAATTTGCCTGTTGCAGGTTTTGAGCACAAATGCAAGATTTATCACATCAGAGGTGGTCCTGGGACTGGCAAATCTTACATTATTCGCAAA